AAAGTCAAATCCGCCCTTGATGAAGGGAAAGGACTTTGAACGTAGAGGAATACGAGACTCGATTACGTCAAAGGGTAGGAGAAGCTGAATATGTACGTCATAAAGAGCTTGTTCGCCTTTTGGCACGTAATCTTGCGCTGGAAGACGTGTTGTGGGAAGAAATTCTTATATGTATTCGGGATGTTAACGCTAGAACAGAGTTATTGCGACAACGAAACCAAATAGTAAGAGATATCCATACAGAATTTAGAGCATTGAATATTGAAGTACCTACTGAAATGGAAAAGAGTGCAGAAGGTTTTGGTTCATTCTTAGAGGAACTAGTAGATGATGAAAAACGAGAAACACCTAAAAAGCCTGTTGACAGGTAAAGGTGGAGTAGATTCACGACAATTAGAAAAAATTTTCGCTAAATGTAGAGACGACAAAGAAAAGATGCGTAAATTAGTACGTGCGTTCTGTACAGCGTACTTAATTGATAATAAACAGAGACCTCTACGCATGAGACCTATGCAAGAGGACATTGTATTAGAATGTTTAACAAATCGTAAAGATGATAAACAAAAAAAGTTAGCTATATTAGCACCACGAGGAAGCGGAAAATCTTTCGCTTTATCAGTAGCGGTAACTATATATATGTTTTTTAATAGGTTTAGAGATTTAGTATTTATACTGGCTCCTACAGAAGACCAAGCTGCTTTAATTTTTAATTATGTTTATAGACACTTTGCTGACAACACTTTTTTAAATGGATTAGTAGCAAATTATAGATTTCATAATAAGCCCAACATAACACTTAAGGGGGGCACAGTTATGAGAAGAGCTCCGTTAGCGCCTAGTAACCAAGGACAAGCTATACGGGGTCAACACCCTACATTCTTAGTAGTTGATGAGTCTCCACTCATCGACGATAAATTATTCATTGATAATGTAGAACCTTCTATAGTTTCTAATAAAGCACCCTTTATTAATCTTGGAACACCAAAGTCAAAGGATAATCATATGTGGAGATATTTGTATGACGACAACTATGCAGATACCTTTACTAGATTACATTACACATGGAGAGATGCCGTGAACAAAGGTGAAGCCTATTCAGCACCTTATACTGAAGAAGAAATGTTAGATAAAATGACAGAGTGGGGTGAAGACTCTATTTACTGGAGAACAGAGTATGAATGTGAGTTTGTAGAGTCGGTAGCGAATGTTTTTAGTCCAGAAAAAATTAAAAGGTGTTATGATGATTACAAAATTACTAGATTGGATGAGCATGGATTCGAGAGAGGAAGCAATATTACTGTTGGGGTTGACATTGGTAAATCTGTTAACTCTACTGTTATTAGTGCATGGTCCCTTGATAAAACTGATGATGCAAATATTGCACGGCTTGTATACATTGAAGAAATCAATGCTAGAACTGGAGGACACGATATTCCATACCAACGTAAACGTATTATGGATATTACCAATCAGCTTGGTGCTAGTCGCCTCATTGTTGACTGTACTGGTATTGGTGGTGCGGTTGAACAAGACTTACGGATGGCGTGTTTAGATGCTAATGTTCATTTCGTTCCTTTCGTTTTTACGGGTGGTCCTAAAGGTACTAAAACGCAAATGTACAGAGACTTCGTTTCTTACATACAACAAGGAAGAGTAAAAATACCTAATCCAGACAATTTAGAACCAAACATTGCTAAATTAGTTAACAAGTGGGTAAAAGAGCACATAGAATTAGAATATACTATGGATGCAGCAAATAAAACAGAAAAGATTGCAGCACCTAGTGGTAAACATGATGATTATTGTGATAGTTCGGCTATGGGGATACATGCAACTCTTAGTATGTTGCCTATGACTGGTAATTTTGGACAATCAATTATTTCAAGACCTATCAATAAACCTGATAGAGCATATCAAAGTAACTCCAGAAGACCAGTTTTTAGTACAACTATGAGAAAACCACAGCTAAATAAACATTCTTTAAGGGGAATCTAACAAAAACTTTATATACTCATCAAGATTAATTATTTAAAGCCATGTCGTTTATAGATAATGTTAGACGCAGGTTTGCATCAATTGGGAGCAACCCTTCGTACAAAAAAGACGACCCTCGTAGTTACGGAGAAGGAGTCATTCAAAGACTAAAAATCAATCGTGGTTTTAGTGTAGGTCAAGAAAAAGATTATGAACCACATATAGGTAAAAACAGAACTTATATGAATGTTTATCTTTCTGACCCTATAGTTAGAACACTCATTGATTTACCTTGTTTATACGCTGTAAAAGATAATTTTGATATTGTAACTGATGATGATAATCTTAGAGAAGAGGTTGAAGGAATGTTTAGAGATATCAATATTGAACATATATTATACGGGTGGTTAAGAAATGCAAGAATATTTGGTAGTGGATATTTAGAATGGACTGGAGATAATTTAGTTTTACGTTCAAGTCAAAATATGTTCGTCAAAAGGAACGAGCATGGACAAATAGAATATTACTATCAAAAAGTTGGAGACGACGAAGAGAATGTAAGATTTGAAGAAGATGAGGTAATAGCACTAAATAATAATTCTTTCGATGATTTAGCATATGGTTTATCAGATATACATCCTATTTTATATTTGGTAGATTTAAAAGATTATGCAGAAAGAGATATTGGTGCTGCTTTAAATAAATATGCTTCAAGTCGTTTTGATGTCAGTGCTGGTTTACCAGATATGCCTTATGGTCCTGATAAGATTAACGAAATAGTAGATGCATTTAATACTTTAGCTCCGGGCGAAGACATTATACATGGTAACGACATTGTTATTAAAGAACTACAAGGTACTCAACGAGCTTTTGAGTATGGTAAATATACAGATGATATATTAGATAAAATACACGTAGCTTTGAAAACACCACGCACTATGTGGACAGACCCAGAAAAAGCAAGACCAATTTTTGAACCATATGTAAGATATTTACAAACAATGGTAGAGGGTGCACTTAACGCCCAGCTGATGCCACAAATAAATAGTGGAGAAGCAAAGTTTAAGTTTAGGCAGATTAACGTTGATGACGCATTCACTAAAGCTAAGACTGATATGATATATTTATCAGAAGGAGTTTTATCACCCGGTGAAGTAAGAGAGGAAAGAGGTTTGAATCCAGAAGGTGTAGCCACATTAGATATGGAAACATCTGAAGATATCAAAGCTTCTCCTATAACACAAGAACAAAGTGATAAGAATGTGAATATTTCTGGAGGAAAGGACCAAGACAAAAGAGAAGAGTCCTCTAGAGCACAAAACAGGGGCAATCAGCCCTCCGCAAACGCGACAGGAGATAGAGCATGACATTTGAAAAATGTATGATACAAACTAAATCAAACCTGAAGAAGAGGGGTTTTGATAACCCAGAAGAGATTGCAGCTGGCATGTGTAGCATGTGGGCGCAAGAGAACGGCGTAGAGCGGGAGTTTGCAGAGGGTAAGTCTACAGAACCTACACGCAGAACATTCGGGATGAATGTAGCGGAAGGAGACGATATTACATTTTCCAGTGATGAGGGAATTGACTCTGTTACATTCCCGGTTATCGCTATTACATCCGGACCCCATGAATATGAGGTAGAAGGAGAAGAACATAAAGTTTATATTGAAGGAGGTATGTTGAAGGACAACCTTGAGAAGTTCTCAGAACTCCCGATTTATATTGACCATCAAAGAACAGCTGAGGATTTAATCGGCATGGCAACGAAACCTGAGCTAATCGAGATGGATAATGGAAAGACCGCAGTTAAGATGTTGGCAACAGTATCTAACAAATATGGCCGCGGTCAAGAAGTGATGAACAAAGTCAAGGACGGGGACATGACTCATGTTAGTATTGATTGGTTTTCCAACGATATTGATGTGATGGGTGACACATATGCCACTAACATTCGTCCCACAGAGGTAAGTTTCATTGACAATGAAAAAATGGACCCCGTCTGTAAAGAATGTACAATAGATGGAAATGAATGTGATTCACAAGAATCTGAAGACGACCACGACTGTGGTTGTGGTGGCCATGAGGATTCATGTGGATGTGAAGACGGGAAAACAGAGGTAGAAAATATGTCAGAAGAGACAAAAGAAACAACTGTAAAATCCGAGGCAGAGAACATTGTCGAACGCGAGTTCGCTTCTCTACGTTCACAACTTGAAGCTGCAGAAGCATCCAAGAAAGAAATCGAATCTGAATTCAAGAAAGCTATGAAAGAATTAGAAGTTTTCAAAGAAGCAGAGGAAGAAAGACTAACTAAGGAAGCAGAAGCACGAAAGTTAGAAACTGTAGAAGCAATTATATCCAAAGAAATCTTATTCGGCTCAGTCGAAGAAGAAAAGAAGGATGCTCGTGTAGAGGAACTCTCTGCATGGGATGAGTCCAGATTGACTGGATTCAGCGACGCTCTAGCAGCAATGCCAGAGCCAAGCAACGATGTCGAAAGGTCTTTCGGTAAAGGTAAATCAGCTGACGAAGGTGAAGTACCAGAACCAACAGAAAGAAAATTCGGTATGAAAATGGTAGATGGTAAATTAAAAATTGACCAAGACTACTATAGAGGTAACTAAATATGGCAACAGAAATTTTAGTAAATGACGGAGGAGCTCCAGCACGTATACTTCCATATATAGCAGCTGAAGCTATTTCCGCCGGAGAAGCATGTACTATCGATGCAACAGGTAAAGTCCAATTAGCAGACAGCGGTGACTCAGGTGGTCAAGCTTTTGCTTATGCTGGAATTGCTTTAACAGACGCCGCTTTAGGTGGAGTCTGTTCGTTGATAACTGGTGTAGGTGTAATTTTGAATATTCAAACTGCAGACGTAGTTGCAGGCACAGCATTGATGATGGGAACAACTCCCGGTCAATTGTTAGCCGCAACCAACGCAACCACCAAACCAAAAGCACAAGCAGTATGTTTAGCAGCTGCTTCAGCATCAGGCGCAGGATTACACAAGTGCCAAACACTCTAAGGTGATTTAAATGGTAGATGCAACTCCCGGTATACTAACAAGCTTGAACACAGGCTCCGTCAACGGCGGTGCAGGTGAAAGAGTCCTCATTGATTACAAAGAAGCAATCCGTGATTACAGAGTCACAGACCTTCCAGTAATGCAATTCTTTGCAGACCCAATGACGACTGATACAGGCGGTGATATTGATATCACTTTCGCAAAACCATCGATGTCGATGGAAAAAATAGATGAAGGAACAACTCCTCAATACCAACACACAAAACTACGCTCCGAGAGAGTCGCAGTCAAAGAGTGGGGTCTTGCAGTAGGTGTAACCCGAAGAATGATAGAAGATTCAAGATTCAACGAAGTTGAAATGGCATTGAACGAAGCTCGCAGAGCTGTAGACAGACACATGACTAACCACGTAGTAAAGGTTATTTTTGGTTCTGGCTCAGCAGACGACACTTTCGGTACAATCGCTATTGGTGCTACAACCGCTGAAGATACTATCACAACTTTCTCAACAAACCCACAAGGTGGTTTCTTAGGAAAAGACGCAACGTTTGCTGGTCGTCTAGACCAATACGCAGACCAACCAATAGCTGTCCTTTCAGGAGCTAAGTCTTACAACAACGCAACCAACGATACCGCAGGAGCTATCGCATTATCCGATATTGCTGCTGCTATCTCTCGTATGTCAAAGCACGGGGCAAGTGCAA